TTACTTTTTTCAACGCCTTCTTTTTTCAATTTAATGAATGATTTATCGTTGTGAGTTTTAAATTCACCAACGTGCCATGACTTTGGTGCTTCAATCAGTCCTAAGATCACAGCATCCATCGAACCACCAAAATGACCGCCATGTGCTTCAACACGAAACTGTCTGCCAGTTTCCGGGTCTTCATCTAAACACGTTGCGCCTGTCGCACGGATATCAGCTACCATTCGTGGCTCTGCATGATTGCCTGTGTCGAAAAGCCTAAGTATACGTCCTTCGTGATTAGCTTTGGTAATCCAACGAAAGATTGACCAAACTTCACGGTCACATTCTCGACCAATAACGGAAGCGCCTAAATGCGGCCTCCATCCGTTATCACTTTTAATTTTATATGCTTTATATATTCGCTCAATGGTAGGCGAAACAAATTCGGGTATAGCAGCCATAACAACCTCGTAAAAAAGTGGGGTCGCTGAGAACAGGGATGAAACTCAGCAACCCCTGCCAACAAAACTATTCCCAAGGCATCTTCTGGGAGATTTGGGGGTCTGCTGGCATTGATTGTTGGATAGCCACTGGAGCCACTGGAGCGACAGGAGCGACAGGAGCCACTGGAGCGACAGGAGCCGGGACTTGCGGCGAAACTATAGCTGCTGCGGGGTTGCTGTTAGTTTTTTTATTTTTCATGGCACTAAAATCAATGCAATTGGAATCAGGCCACTTCTCGCCTGATCCATCTGTTTTCATATTTCCAATTTTTATTTTAATATCTGCATAAAAAGGAATGTTATGACATAGCTCTGTTGCGTTAAATTTTTCTAGCTTAGTTAATTTTTGGATAACCTTTAAATTTTGTTGTCCCATATTTTGTGCCGCTTCATCATCATGTTTATAATTAAAATATTCAAAAATCATACGCCCGGCATTTGGTTCAAGGACTTCAATCTCAAGTTTAACAAATTGACCAGTTCCTTTTTTATTTGGCTGAACGTCAGAACCAACCACTTGCATTAAATAGCTGCCCGGCTTTAAAGCTGAAAACCCGTCTTCAATTTCTATCTCTGCAATGTCTAAATCAAGACTTGGCATATTATGTCTCCTTCTCTGTTTGGTTGAAATATGGGATGTGTTCTGCGATTGCAGACCATTCCATTGGTAAAGTGTCCGGCATTGAGTACCTGTTTTTGGCTAATTGTGTTGGACGGTCAGTTGTCTGCAAAATTCTCTCACCAGTGCCAATGGCCCGGTTTTGCTTTTTATTAAATCCAACATCGCTTTTTGTTGTTGCGATCTTATAGTTGGCAAATAAAATACAATCGGAGTGTTCTTGAACTAATGCACTTGTATGCTTGTGCATTTTGATCTCGTAACGATTGTACGGATCGTGTTCCGGGCTATCGAATTTCACGACAGTACTGTGAGCAATTTGAATAATTGTCATATCTTTTTCATCACGCAGATAATTGATGCCGCCCAAATATTGCGATTCAAAAAATCTCTTTGCTTCGACATATCCTTTGCCATAGCCTGCGTCCTCAATACTGGCGTGTCCGGCCTTTTTTGCAGTATATGTCTGCAATAGCAGTTCTAACCAATCGCAAGAATCTACAACAAGGGTTTTAAAGTTATGCTCTTCATTTGCCAAGGATGTCAGACATTCAAGAACTTCTTCAAAAGTTTTACACAATGGGAACGCAGCCCCGTTGTTGTCTTTTAAAGTTTCTTTGACAGATGTTCCGCCCGGCATCTTACCGTCTAGTCCATCTTCTGTTCTAATAAAGATGGGGTTTGGCGCATTTACACCAAGAACAGTTTTACCAACGCCCGGGACGCCGTAAATTAGGATTCGTGGCGGTTTAATTTTAGAATTAGTTTCTAAACTCTTTAATGATATAGCCATTTATAATCTTTCAATTTTAATGTGCGTTTTTGCTTTGGTAGTTGTTATACCTCTGGCAATTTTTGAGAATAAAGAGGGGTTATGAACTCTTAACTCCCGACATATTTTATCAGAAACTTTATAGGTTTCGACAATTGTGACGGGGTTTAATCGATCTGGAAGTTGTTCTTCGGTCAAATCCTCAACAAGGCTTGCCCAAAAATCAATATCTTCGACTTTACGGTTTACCTTGCCAGTGACTACAACTTTAAAATCTTCAATTTTATGCGTTGTCGAACCTTCATCTTGATCACCGATTTCAAGCAAAAGCTCTTCTTCTATTATTAGCCTGGCTGCTTTTGCTAAATCCTCGTCAGATTTTGCAGTCAGCCAATCGACTACTATATCGGCAGTTTGTCTATTTTTCATGTTAACTCCTTTCTGTCATGTCGTACCGCTTCTCTTTAGTCATTTTTTCGGTCAGGGGGGGGTGACATGGTGAGAAGACCCGACCAGCGTGGAAACTGGCTCCCCCCCCTGATAATAATTATGCTGTTTCTTGACTACCCTCGTATTCAACCATTGTTAGACTTAAAAGGGCTATCGCGTCAGCTTCGTTGTCATCGATTGGCTCATAGCCCCAAGTTCTGACAGCGGCAATCATTGCATCTTTGTTCGCATTGCCTTTGCCTGTAGCGAATTTTTTAATCGTGCCAACAGGCGTGCCACTGTAGGGAATTTCGTGATGTTCGCACCACACGGTTAAAACTGCCATAAAGCCGCCGTAAACGTGCGCTGCATCAGTGCCTTTGTGCCGCCTGACTTCTTCAAAAGTAACTAAATCAAAGTCAAAATCTTGTTTTATTTCGGTCAGCCACTTTTTAAAGCGTAAAAACCGCATACCGCCGCCCTCAAATCTGCCCAGTTTATAGTCCATGACACCAGAGAGGATTGCATTATCATCGCCGCAAATGGCAAAGCCCATTTTAGTACCTAAGTCTAAACTTAAAATTTTCATTCTGAACACTCCCATGCGATTGCTATGTAATTAATTGCATCGATAAATGTATCTTTTTGGGCGGCGGGATCATCCACACCGATGGCAAGACGAGCTAACTTTATCTGTGCCATGACGAGTGCTGCGTCAGTTGCAGAACATTCGACATTTAATTGGTTGCCTATCATTCGAGCCATTTTTTGATGTAATTGTTTAGCATCGCCGTATTGTTCGTGACGATCAGCTAATATGTGACTTGCCTCGGCGAGTAGATTGTTTGCTTCAATCATTTTGCATAACCGATTCGATAGGCCACATATCAGAAAAACTGATTAGTCCGTTTGATGCCGCGACTATCTTTTTCTGTTGATTAATGCGGGGTTGAACAGTTTCGCCGCTTATAATTCGACAAAGCGTAGAGACAGGCATATCGGCCCGTTTTGAAAATTCGCGCTTAGATATTTTAATTGACTTGATATATTCGTCTATACGCATTTATTTCATCCCTATCTATAAACGACAAATGTAGAGCATATTGTCGGCAATAAACAGAAATGTATATTAATTATTTATTAACGCAAGTTTTGCGAATCCAAAAATTAGACAGAATTATGTCTAAAATTTACACAAAAAAATAGCGTGTACACACTAGCGTGACACGCCACTTTTTTAAAAAATTCTAATCGGCTTTTACCAAATTAAACTAAACATTTTTTTCTATTCTTGTCAAAAATTTGTTTAGGTGGTTGTTGGAAAGCCCCAACATTTAATCTGATAACTCCGGCAGCAAGTTTTAACATCGCATCCATGCCCAGCGTTTCATTTGTATAAAAAATGTACCCGTCTATAGAGTCTAAAGATGGCTTAAAAGGGCAACCAGACTCCTCAATTAACAAGCCTTTTGACTGAGCTTCTTTAAGAAGCTTGGCAACTGACCCTCGGCTGTAGCCTAACTCTTTAGCAACCTTTTCTGCGCTTAATTTGGTTGCTGAAAAGTGCGCCCGCATGACTGCCATCATGATTAGGCGGTGTTTTGAACTCAGCGTCCAAAACCTATATGGGTCGTCATGTAGTAGTTTTATTTGATTGCGTTGATATTGGCGCAATTGGTAGCTTAGTTTTGCCCATTGAGCAGCTATTGTCGTTTGACGTTGTTCTAATATTTTAACTCTTTGTATCTCGTCAGCCTCTTTATCGCCTGACATGACAACAACGTAATCCCTATTTTGTATATGCGTAGCATAGTCCATTTAACTCAATTCCTTTGTTTTTTTTGTGTA